GGACGATGTTTTAGTCTCTGAATCTGATCCGTTAGTAGTGCAGTTAGCTAAGCTCTCGGGTTCCCGTGTGGAGCTACAGAGTGGAACTTCGGTCGCTACGATGGCTGGTGTTGCAGCTTCGATGTCTGTGTTGTCTTTATGTAAACAGGCGTCGAGTACGACAAGAAAGGCGGATTCATTAGTGGATGACGTCAAGGGGATTGTTGAGAAACTGATTGAGTCCTTGAAGTCGTTGGGTGGATTTGCCTGGAAGGTTGCATTAGCTGCCTTTGTATTTTGGTTGTGCAAAGAGCATGACCTAGGGATTGTTGCTTCGGCTTTGGTGTCGGTGGTTGTGTACCACGTACCTAGCTTGAAGGACTGGTTGTCTGACATAGGGGGCGTCAAACTCCAGTCTGGCGTGGAGACAGTCTCAAAGCTCACATCCATGATCCTCACTTGCTGGTGTCCGGGTAAAGATTTCAGGAGTGTATCAGGTGAGTTTACAAAGCGTGTGTCCAATTTTCCACGCACCAGCGATGGACTTGAGAAATTTATGAAGGAAATTTTATCCATTGTGGAGCAGTTGGTGAATTTTGTACTCGTGAAGTTCGGCAAGGGAGAGATTAATCTTTCACAACAGGCTGGCTTAATGGCTAAGTGGCGTAGGAAGTCTCTTGATCATTTGCAATGGATGGCCTCTAATCCAGTGTTGGAATTGGCAAAATTGCGGGAGATACGAGAGCATTATTTGGAGGGATTTGGTTTCCTACAGGTTTTGCACACTCCAGAGGCTCGCAGAGAGGTCACTTTGTGGACTGATAAGCTTGGTATGGCTTTGAAGCCACATGAGGGTGCATTGTCAGCTTCAAGCAATGTTAGACCCATGCCTTATATGGCCATGTTTGGTGGCGGATCAGGTGTTGGAAAGACTAGTTTGTTGCGGTATATGGCTACCATCACATTGTGGTTGTCTGGCGAGGTCTCAGCAAAGGATGCATTGGCTAATTTGTGGCAGAAGGGAACCACTGAGTATTGGAACGGCTATGTCGGCCAAAAGTGCTTGGTGATGGATGATGCCTTTCAAGTTAGAGGCGTTGCTGGCGTAAGCGATTCTGAGGCCATGCAAGTTATTCGAGCTGTGGGTAATTGGAGTTATCCTTTGAACTTTGCCGATGTTGAGAGTAAGGGGAAGTTTTATTTAAACACACCCTTGATTGTCGGCACCACGAACGAGAAGAACGTGAAGGCCGCTTGGGCGGAGTATATTACCGCCCCCGAGGCTGTTGTGCGACGCTTTCAATCTGCGTTTTGGGTGGAAGTATCCCCAGAGTATGCAGTAGACGGCAGGTTTGATTATGAGCGTGTCACCAACATGGTTTCTGCTAATGTTGCAGAGCTAGTCCGGAGGCAAGCAGATGATGAGGAGTTAACCTTCGATGATATTATGGGAGCTATCCCTTGGGACGCTTGGGTTTTATATCCCCACCGTTTCGATTCGGGTAACGTTACTTCTCTACCAGATGCCAGAGGGCTGAGAGGTGTGGTTATGGACGCCGCATCTACTATTAAGCGCAGAAAGGAGAAGAACGATAAGGAAGTCTCCGATATACAGACGTTGTTGGATATGCTCTCATCTGTGCCAAAACCGGTTGAATTTCAATCCGGTGGTGAGTGTGCACTTGATGTTGCTACTTTATTGCGGTCTAAGGTCGCGGAACTTGATGCTGATGACGGGATAAAAGTTACTTTTGATGTCCCCCCCAATACGTCTCAAGACAAATTGGACGTGATTGAGATGCTTGTAGAAAAGGCAATTCAGCAGCGGAAGATTGCAGACTTAGGAGCAATTGAGAAGTCTGGTAGGGACCCTATGGTAGC